GTGCTGGCGTAGGTTCGGGTGCTGGCGGGGTCTCTGGTGCGGGGGCGGGCGCAGCATCTTCAGCTTTGGTTTCTTGTGCCATGGGTTTAGTTTCCTTCTCAACAGGTTTTTCGTCGTAGATTCGAATCGGTGATCCCAACTCAAGCTTACAATCAGATCCTTCTTTGACCACGCATTCCATATCAGCCTACTTGTTTCGATCTAAAATACGATCTAATTTAGCCACAATATCGTTGTGTACTTTTGTGCGTGTAATCAAAAAATCTTTGGACTGACTGTCGGCAGTGTCTCGATACTCTTTGATGACTCGATCGTAACGCTCACGCATCTTCTCAGACCGAGACTCATACTCTTTACGGATCTCATCCAGTTGCTCTTGAAATCCCTCTACAAGCTTATCAAGCCGTTTTTGCATAGCCATGAACTGATACACCAGAAACGCTGCGAAAACGCCTAAGTGACCCCCTGATAGCAATGTGTCTACCAGGGCTTCCATCAAAACTCCGGTTCGTCAATCAGAGTGTATGTGAAAGCGTTGCCCCACTTGTTTCGGGCCGCGTAGCAAATCGACATGAACTCTTCGAAGTCTTTACTGTGGCTGAATACCTGACAACCGGCAGACCATTTGTCTACTTGCGTCGACGCTGATCCCGCTTTGTGGATATTGATTCCATAATAGCCTTCAGTAATAGACTGTACGTCAAGGTCAACAACGTCGTCTTTATTGCTATCCCGGTAAGTTTTGACCGTACCGTTCCTCTGACAGAGCGCATCGTACTTCCCCTGGTGTTTATCAATCTTCCAAACAGATCGATATTGTCCAGGTACAAGGATAGCAGTTCCTTCTACGCGAGAAGGATTTTCAAGCCAATAGCTTCCAGGCTCAGTCGTACATTCCCAGGTACGGGTGATCCACCCCTGCTCATCCTTGAATACAACACAGATGCGGTCATCAAAGCTATTGGCTTTATGATTCCGGCTACGTATTCCTATGATGTTCAGGTTGTACTCACCTGATTCAAACACGGTGTGACCAAGAGATTCGACATAATCTAAGAGAAATGGACGCATTTTACTGACTACAATCGGCGTTGGTGGCGGCACAAATCTTGGCTTGGTTGATTGCTTGCCGTTGTTGAACCTCAAGCATTTTGGCCATAAGTTCTTCCATCTTATCAAGACGTTTTTCCACGCCTTCAATTTTAACGTCAACAACTTCCTGCTTTCCTACACTCACAGCTTTCTTGTTTTCGAGCGCGCTGACACGTGTACCAAGTTCGTCCACGTCTTGAGCCGCAGATTCAAAAGACGCAAATGCAATTCCAGTTGCAAATACCAGAGTGATCCCAGGCACCACCATATCTTTCAAATCCATGATAACTCCCGTCACTCAGACTCAGTACAACTATAAGACCCGAGTAGCTTATCCGTCAACTTCGAAGGTTCGCATCGTTGCTTATCTGTTTCACCCGTCCGAATACACAAAGCCCACATACATTGAAGGGACATGGGGTCTCCACCAACCTCTGAAATACAAGGAGGCGGCATGTCTGTAAGTTTGTCGGCAATAGCAGACTCTCTTTTAGCCTCTTCGACCGCTACCTCTTGGACTTTAGTGACCAACGCTTCGTTGCCGTTATTCAACTCTTTGATCGCTTCTGTTTGCGCCTCAATCGCTTTGACGCCTGCGTCGGGCTTGAGACCCCAACCAGCACCAAAGCCCACCCCCAAAGATGCAAGAACAGCAATTGTAGTCAGCGTTATTGGTTCCATTTTCAACATCCAAGTCCCAAAATCATTTCTTTGCAGGCTTCTTAGCTGCAGGCTTTTTAGCCGCAGGCTTTTTAGCCGCAGGCTTCTTGGCAGAAGACTTCAACGCTTTAATTTCCAAATCTTTTTGTTTTATTTCATCTTCAAGCAATGAGATGGCTGCAAAAAGATATTCTACAGCCTTTCGCTTGTTACCAAACTTCAGTTGCATTTCAATTTTAGCTTTCTTAATGTATTCTTCGATCATGTTTACCTCTTTTATGATGAAACTATAGAAACTTTAATATCTGCCGTTGGACTATCGTCACCAGACAATGCAGCAGTTGTAACGCACCAAAATGAAAGCCCTGCGTCAAACTCCCAACCATTGCTAATTACATATGTTGTTACAACCCCAAGTGGGGCATACAGAGTAATTGTTGGAGTCGTAGAGGATCCTCCACCGCCAGTAATACTTGATGCGTTAGCAATCTTTACATAACATGCAGGCTCAGTTGTAGTTGGTATACCAGCCGTAGCGTCAATCTCAATCACGTATACTTTACCGGCAGACGCAGCGGTAACGTTTTCAGCTTCGTTTGTGTCCGCTTTGATATCTACTACAAGCTTGCTTGCGAGATTACTCAGGCTTGATGACAAATTAGCCATTTAAACACTCGTCACAATTGTTACAGCGATCGTCTCATTGCCAGAAACGCTTGGCGCAGTGTTATCACTCGGAATTCCGTTTTCAGTCGCACAAACCGTAAGTGCTTTATACAAAACTCCACCAGGAATTTCATACGTGTATGTAGACGTTGCCGGACAGGACAATACCCAATCAGGCGCTGTAGTTCCTACATTTGCGGAATATTCATTGAACAGCTTCACATAAACCGCAGCATCGTTGCCATTTACAATCTTGACGGAGTGAAGCATTCCGGGTCCACCCGTCACGTTTTTCTGTACTGCATTGGTTATGTTTGCATCGTGCAGAACCTTAAACGATACAGCACGATCAAATTTGGTACTACTAAACGCCATTTAATTGCTTATCTCATTCGCCAGTTGTGGCTACGGACTTCTTTTCGGCCGCGTCAACATAGCCTTGGCCGAGAATGTAAGAGACACAGACACCAGCAGTAAGCTTTAGCGCTTCGCCGAGTGCAATGTCTTCACTCAAAAATGCCAACACTGGAGGCAGAAGCGCTCCAAGAAATGCAGCCCAAAACTTACGTGATGAGAGTTTCTTTTTCAAAGTTTCCATGGTGTCTCCTAAGTTCTAAGTGATTCGAGCCATTGTACCAAAACAAGGGCGTCATCGGCAGATGCCAAAGCAGCATCCCAAATCGGTTGCTCTATATGCCCCCGAACTAAAACTCTATCGAATTCAAGTACAGATCCGCCGTTGCCTGAAACTGACTGAAATGTGCCTGAAGCAAGTTTCATCTCTGAGTGAGAGTTGTTGCAATCATCTTGTGTCATGCTGCACCTGTTCCATCCTTACCTACATTTGCCTGCACTAAATAACGCATTCTACAAGTTACAACCGCTGGATCATTGCTTCCATCTGTTGCGCGCGCTGATCCAAAAAATGCGTATAAATACACTTGAGTATCAACATCAATGGCTCCACTAGAATTGCTAATTTCCCATTGAGAAAGAGGACCACCAGTATGTCTTTCGTAGCTACCAGAAGCATTTTCACCAAACCAACCAATTGTTACAACATTGTCATCATCAGTGTTGGTTGCTCCGATCAACGGTCCCACAAAAAAATCAGCCACATATTGTTCGTCTACTTTACCTTTGTTTGAACTGTCAGCAGCCGTAATTGTGGTGTGTGTATCAGCAGCAGTTGTTTTAAAGTGTATTTCACGTCGAACAAAGCCACTATTGTCTTCGTATAGCCAAAGACCCTGGGTAGTATAATGGTTGGAAGAATCACCTATATCAGCATGCTGACCAAAACCCATACCAAAAAACGGCTGTTGCTTGTTTGTTGCGTTATCAATGTCGCCGCTAGCTGAGATAATTTCTATTTGAATTTTGAGAGCAAATGAATCTGCAAAAGTAATCGGTGTTCCGTCTTTGTTGGTAAGAGGTATCGAGTACACATCAGATTCAGGCATCGTCGTAGCGGCACTTGATATAATGTCTTTGAAAGTTGCAACAATTTCTCGATTCGTATTAACAGTTAATGTATCAAGCTGTGTAAGCGCATGACTGCTTCCGTTACCAAACACAGCCGCGTCGGGATGAAGCGGATCAAAGTCCCTCCATCCTTCGATGTTCTTTTTACGATTACCAATATAGTGATGGTTGAAATTTCCAGGAAGACGACTCATTAGCTTGTACCCCAGCCGTTTACAGGATCAGCTTCTACCATGTAACTCAAGCGCACCGTAAGAACGCAGTCGGTGCCGCTTGCATTGTTCAGCGAAATGGTATCGCTCACAGCAACAAACAAATAGGCTTGACCTGTTCCAAGTTGATTGTTGTCATTTTCCAGCATCTCAAATTCATATGAAGTATTCGATCGATCAAAGTTATTACCTGAATCTTTAAATACTTGAGTTACAATGCCTGCGTTTTTCGACTCATTTGCATCGGGGCCGATGAAAATCATGGCTTCTAAAATATTATGATCGTCACCACTTATTTGTTTAGTGCTGAAAATAAAACCATCACCGTCAGTCTGTGTTGTACACTCGGTGATTAACACTATCTCTTCATCAACTAACTCTGAAGAACTACTTTCCCTACGATTTCTCCAACCATAAGCAAGGTGTTTATTGGTGGATGATTGAAAGTTTGTGCTGTTTGCGCACAACCCATATGCAAGTTGAGGTCTTGGTTTGGTGCTTCCGCTGTTAGTTGATATGGAATCACCAGTCATTGAAATTAGTTCAATACGCAACCTAAGACAAAAAGGATCATTAAGACTCAACAGCCTACCCTCGGCATCCCGAAGCGGCATTGCAAAAACGTCGCCTGATTCCAGTGGACTTTTATTGGCAGCGTTTTGATGTGTCTTATTGTAAGTAAAGACGGTATTTGTAGCGTTTTGAACTTTACCGTCGGTTGCAAGAACCGCATTACGAGCGGTCAAACCGTTGTCAGAAGCAAAGTCAGCTTGTGACTTGTAGATAACGTCAGGATCATCAATCCTAAAAATCTGCCATCCCAGTCTTGAGTGAGTTGCCTTACCCAAGCTGGTGTGACTGAAGTTTCCAGGGATGGTTGATCGTAGAGCCATTACGAGGCAGTAATCCTGTTTACAAAGCCGTGAATCGAAACAACATCACCTGTTGTTGCGTATGCCTTTACAACCTTTTCGTTTTGTAGAATTAAACCGGGCACGACAAGCAAAGTTTCGTTGGGTTGAATGGTGTACTTCAAATCATTTGTAACAGATGTTGTTCCACCGAATTGAATAGTAAGAGTCACGGCAGACGTGTGTGTATTGGACGCATACAAATAAATTTCGTCATACTCACCAGCACCAGTAACGTTGTTCGCTGTATGGATTGTAGTTCCAGCGCTTGATGTGGCTGCAACTTTGACGCCAACACCGTCTGTTCCTGCGCTTAGTTCTTGTTTTGCGATAATTGCCATTGTATTTCCTTATCGTCCGAAGACCTGTGTATGTAGAATAAGGTTCACATCATTTGCGGCAGTTCCACCACCAGCAGCAGACGAGCCTTCTGTAAGTCGAATGTCGTTACCAGCATCATTTGTAAAGTACAACTCATTAGGTGATTCACTTTTCACCCACAACTGACCAAAGGCTGCTGTGTCTGCAGGCGCGTTCGCCATTTCTTTCAAAGCTATGGAAGCTGAAGCACCATCAACGGTGAACGATGATGCGTGAGCCGTTGAACCGTTGACTACAACATTACCGTTTGTGTTGATCCGCATGCGTTCTGCAGCAGAATCACCGGCTGAAGTTTTTGTCGCAAACGTTATGATTGACGTGCCGTTTCCGTCACCACCACCGGAAGCGAGAATCAAATCACCACCGTTTTGGTTTGCGCTCCCTGTGGGCGCGGAGCCCGCAGCAATGGTCAAGTCTCTACCATCTGTACCCGCACCTGTCGTGGCTACGGCAACAGTTGCATCCTGACCATTACCAAAACTTACATCACCGCCAGAAACAAGCACGTCGCCTGCAAACGTGGCCAGTGAAGATGTGATGGATCCTAATGAACTACCAGCATCGGCAAATGTAATCGTTCCGCCATCGGCATCCAATGTGATGTCTCCATCAGCATCGATGTTAACGTGAGCGGCTGTGCCGCCCCCATCAGTCGTGGCAATGGTCAACTCCCCGTTAGCGCCTGTTGCGATAGTTGCGAAGTCGGCGTTGTCGGCGGAACTCAACATTTTAATGTCGGGTCCGCCATCATCGATCTGCATGAACACGCCTTGGTTGAAGTCTGCTCCTGTTGCAGTCAAATCGATAGCGCGCGCTACTGTGCTGCCAGGTGCGCTACCCGTAGCCGTGATTTCAAGACCCTTGACGAGCGTGGAACCCGCAGTGTTTGCGTGAGTAAGCGTTGGAGTAACCAACAAGCCAGTCATGGTATTGGTTCCGCCAGTCGCCGTCGTGTTGTCCATATCGACAAAGATTCCGACAAGGTTGTTGTCTGACGTACTTGCGCCTGTCTTGTCAAAATCAACCGTCATTGCAGCATACGTTCCTGCTGACGTATTGGTCACGTTATGGTCAATAGCTAACTCAGTAGAAGTAACCTTATCGTTGAACGTGGCTGCTCCAGCGTCTGACATATCAAGCGTCAAAGCCGTAATGTCAGAACTTCCATCCGTGCCCTTGAAAATAATATCAGCATCACCTGCTTGGGCATCAATCGTAATGTCGCCCGAAGTGGTTGCAATAGTAACTGCGGCGTCACCTGTAGTAATGTCGTCTGCAGCGCTTGATCCACTAGCAACAGAATCAGCAACCCATTTAGCGCCATCATATTTTAAAAACTGACCACTAGTTACTGAACTTTGACCAATCTTCGTAACGTTGCCGGCACCATCGAAAGTAATCGCAGCAGTGCCACCAGCCTCTTTGAGTGATCCACCATCGTCGAGAATGATGTCGCCTTTAACGGTGACATTATCTTCAAAAGTAGCTGACTTATCGTCACTAATAGTCAAAGCAGTCGCGAGTGAGTTGAGGCTACTACCAGAACTACCAGCGTTCGCAGTCTTGAATATAATATCCCCACCAGCACCAGAGCCCTTACCTTGACCGCCAGAGATCGTCAGTGAGCCACCGGCCTGGTCGTTGCTTGTACCCGCTGTGGTAGGGCCTGCCGAAATAGTAAGGCTTGCTCCAGCAGCATCGTGTGCTGTCGCACCTACAGTAACACTTGAGTTTGTGGCGCCAAAAGCAATGTCGCCGCCAGAAACAGTGAGGTCTGTACCGACTGTGGCTGTTGTTGAGGTAGTGAGCGCACCCGTTACAGCCAGAGTAGAGCCATCGAAGCTTAGATTGGCTTCGGCGTTCATGGCGTCTGTACCCGTAGCGGTAACAACCCGGTTGTCGGACCCGTTAGTCATAAAGTCGGAAACGTCCGCAGCAACCGTAATGCTTCCTGCTCCGTTGGAGACATCGATACCAGTTCCTGCAGTCAACGTAGCAACAGTTGGGTCGCCTGAGTTATCCCCGATCAACAGTTCACCGTTCGCGAGCACCGCTGTAGCGGTTACTGCTCCTGAACCTGAACCAAGCAACACACCACCGTCAGTAAGGCTTGTAGCACCAGTACCACCATTCGATACAGCAAGAGTACCAGATACGTCGGTCAGATCGGACGTACCGCTACCTGCTACGCTGTCCGCGTAGGCTTTTGCTGCTTTGGCTGTAACAAGCGTATCATGTGAGCCACTAACCGATGACAGATCGGTATCAATCGAGGTAACCGCTGTACCTGCGTCGAACGATAGTCCTCCAGTGATATCTACGTCTCCCGCAACATCGAGAGCGTGGGCAGGCGTAGTCGTCCCTACACCGACTCGGTTGTTGGTTTCATCGATCACAAGGGTTGGCGAATCGACCTCAAGGTCGGTGACGACAAGTGCTCCCCCGCCACCTGAAAACTTAGAATTGAAGCTTGGCATGAGGCCCCCTTATGTTTTGTCGTGCCAATGAAGTCGTGCTTTTTCAACAACACAAGCTTCACCTGGCTTGATCCATAGATAACACTTGCCCTTAGTTGTTTGGCCTGATGGTGCAGTAATAAACAACTTGTCCAGTGAGATTACGGTATGAACCGTACCTGAAGTGCCACCTTCAGTAACCGATATGCTTTCTGCTTTGGAAGTCAACGGATCATCACCGGCTGAGTCCCAACTCAAATACACGTCGAACGTTTTCGTGGCATCAGCCCAAGATGTAAAAACAATATCTAACTGAGAAAACGAACATGAACCCGGCAACGCCTTAGAACGGGCGTCACTTGGGGTTCCTGTTGTCTGCTCGGCAAGTAACGTTGAAGTAAACGCACTTGTCGAACTGATAGATGTCTTTGCTGTATTTGTGACGAAGCCTGAAGCCATCGAAGCCTCCAAAGGGAAGTGATCCGGGGGACTATTGCCCCCCGAGTCAGGGGTTCAGGATCAGGTTTCGCCGCCCATGAATCCGATGAAGCTAGTGCCGTTACAGAACACGATGCCGTGTTGGTTCTGGTCAAGCACCACAATAGTTCCACCACCATCGTCCTTGATGGTAAGAGCCTCTGCAGCATCAGCAGTGTTGAAGATAAGCAAAAACAGACCTGTGCTACTGGCTTCAGCAGGAAGTGTAATGTTCCGAGCCGATCCTGCTGGATCGATAAGCAG